CAAACGCCCGTCACGGTACACAACATCAGGCGTGAAAATGTTTGCGCCCAACTCCTTTGATGCTCGTGCAATGAGTGCAGGTTCAAGGTCGTTGCCACGATCAAAAACTGCGTTTGATGGTTGCTCAACAGGGCGGTTCATTTTGTCAGCAAACAAACCCCCACGACTTTTGTATGGGCTTGCACCCATCAGCGCAGGAATATCACTTGCGCCGAAAACGCACTTACCTTCCTCATCACGCCAACGAGACAACAGCCAATCTTGACTACCGTGCTTTGATTTCGGTATTACTTTCATTTCCTTCTCCTCTGTTTGTTGTTTGATCTAATTATGTGCGAGGGGTGTTGCACAGTTATTTCTGTTCACCCCATTTGATTTTGTATGCCTCTGCCATGCGCACAGGTTTCAAGTGTTTGCTGCACACTGGAGGTTCACTGACCTTGACAAAAGTGGTGACACTGTTGCCACATTCAACGCACAACCAACGCTGCTGGTTCCCTTTCTGCATCACTTCAGGTCTCCTTTTTGATGATTTGATGTTTGGGCATTTGCCTTGTGCCTAGTTGGAATTGAATCCCACGCCTGATGCGCTAGGCGAATGATCACCTAAAAAGATGGATCAGAATATTCGTACTGTTCGTTAAGCGTAAGCCAGCAGTAAGTGTCACCCTTTGCTGCATAATGCCCAGCGTTCCTGCCAGTAGAACGATATGTGTAGCACTTGGTTGCTCTACCCATGATCCAATCAGCACCAAATATTTCTGGTTGATCTGCATACTCTGCGTTCCAGTAATCCAATTCTTGTTGCAGTGCATCAGCAGCACGCTTGGCTTTGACTGATTCTGGAAGTGCGTTCCAATCCTCAAGTGCAACTCCACCAAGAACTAAGCGTGATGACATTGTGTAAATGGTTTTTGCATTGCGTTCCATCTTGACAATGATCTGATGGTATGAATCTGATCCGATTCCCATTGACACTGACATTCCGATTTCTGGCTTTGTTTGAATTGCTGTTTCCATTTTCTATTCCTCCTCTTGGAATTGTTTATTTGTTTTTGATGTTGTCTGGGAACTCAAAACCGCAGTTCTCGCAAACAAATGTTTGTACCGATACGGGCTTGGCGCAAGACCAGCAACTAATGTCACGCTTTGTGACTTCGCTGCGTGGCTTACGGTAAGTCTTGACACCGTTGATTTCTTGCTTGATGCTTTCCATTACTTCCACTCAATCGTTGCGCTGATCTTTTCAAACATTAGCGAGCGATCCGCAGCGTTGAGATCAATCATGTAAAGCATTGTGGCAATTTCTTTTTCAAAGATTTTTGCTTCAGTCACATAAGAGTCAAATTTGCTTGAATCAATGAAACAAGAATCAACAACAAAGTTGCTTTCTATGTATCGCTTGTGATCCTCTGCGGCACGAATCAGATTCGTTAATGACTTGTGTGCGTACTGTCGTGCATCTGTCCAGCGACCTATCGCACTAGAGAGTTGCATTGCAATCTTTGTTTCAATGTCTGTGTCAGCAGTTTTCATTCCTGCTGTGATCATTGAAATTATGTCGTAGGTTTTGGTTAGGTCGTTTGATAAAACTTGCTGAATGTTCTTTTGTAGTAATTTCATTTTGATTCCTCCTCTTGGAATTTTTTATTAGCGTGAAAGTATTTGTGCTTGTTGGATATCGTCTAGACATTCGCAACATTCATCGTTGCGATTCATAACGCTTGCATCCATATGGACTGAACAAACAACATTTCCTTGATGATCAAGGTATGTTCCTACTTCTTTCATTGCTGCCCTCCTCTTGAGCCTTCGGGGTATTTCCCCGATGAATCAACCATACGGTGCCCGAACCAACAATGCCAGTTTATAAAAGCCTTATTTCATAAGGGTTTGACGGGTTTCTTTAGATTTCAGCACCCTCTCCAAGCGGAAAATCCGCAGCCACCGTCAGCCCGATTTTGCTTGATAATTTCTAGCGCAGAAGCAAGGTTGATTTGTGGATTCAATAAATCTGTTGGCACAAGTTGTTGTTGAAGTTTTGTTTGCAAAAATCCTTGTGGATACCATTGTGTTTTCTTGATCCAATACAAATTGATTTGGTACAGACCGAACGATCCTTTGTGTTTCCCAATAGTTGTTGGATCAGCAGAGTTCACTGCTTCTGCACCACATCTGCTTTCACGAAACATAATGACATCACCTTTAACAATGTCTTTGTCAGACCAACCAATGTCGTGCATTAACTGCCACCATTGACCACACTTCGCATTAGGTGCGACAGGGTATGGAACTTCTATGACACGATCTGGTACATATTCATTTGCTGAATACACAGAAGTTGGCTGATTCAAAACATCTGCCGCATGAACAATGGCTGCAACATTTGCTATTGCAATGATTACACCGAATAAAACTTTTCTCATAAACCTTTGCATCACTTTCGCCTCCTCTTTTGGGTATAGATATAGAACTAAAGTTTGTTTGTTTATTGCTGTTGCTCTCCTGAGCGTCACGGCGCAACATCTGCGCTGGTAGTTCGCCTCACTTCGGCGTGTGCTTTCAGTGTAGCAGTTGCACAACGAATATATATATGCATGTTCATATCAGAGCCAAAGTTGTAATGATCCCCCGTTGGGATGCCTCACTCCAACCACCTATTACAAACGCACAGTGCCTCACGCTCTTGACCAAATCATTTCGTCTCACATAATTCGGTGCAGCGCAATCTACCCACGCTTTCCGTGTGTTACCCGATCACCTTGCAACGGTGTAGGTCATGCGACTAGCCGATTGTAAAAACTTCTACCTATTGTCTGGTGGCTGCCAATCCGCACCACGACAGTTAGGGCATGGGCGAACAACCTTGTATCTGTGCCCTTGCACTACAACGGTATGTTGTTCTGTTAATTGTTTTCCATCATCCGAATATGTAATGCCGTCATCCCATAACGAACCCTTGCATAGATCGCACTTAATTTCGCTCTGAATTTGGCTCTTGCTTGTTACCTTCCGAAAAATGTTGTGTAACTCCCGTAGTGATGCAGGGAACTTCTCGCTGTTGTTCTTGATCCAGTCTGTAACTTTTCGTGCATCATCAACATCAGCATCTAACAAAAAGTCATCCACCACCCAAGCGTTCTTAACAGTGTTACGACCAATCTGTGTCGTAGGAAACAAACCACAAATCCTGTCCACCATTCCCTCTATCTGCATAGGTGTCATTTTTCTCCTCTTACTTGTTTGATCTTTTCCAAATCAACTAACACATCTGCATCAGTAACAAGTCTCGTTCCATAGCCGAAGTCGTGTTCATAATATAGGTTCAAAAACCGTTTCCTACTGATTCCTCCAACAACATCAAATATTTGTGAATCAAAAACTTTTTGTTTTGATGCTAAATGATGAACCAAAACCGCACCGTCAGAAACAAAATCTTTTTCGCTATTGAATATCAACTTACGCATACTGCTTGTTTTGATCTGCCAAGACAAACCCCAAGCAAACATATCCAGCCCGTTATCTCCCGACAAATAAATCTCCCAATCAGGATCAACACCAAAAATACGACCTGCCGCCAACTCACCCAACATACCTATTGCGTGAACACCAACATCCGTATTATTCACATCAAACTTTTTGTTTCTAATATTGTTAGATCGTTTCACCTCCTCAATCTCTTTTGCCCAAGACAAAACTTCCTCAACTTCATGCGGCAAAAACTCAACCCTCATCAGAAGCCTCGTAGAAGGCAAACATTGCTGGCGCAACCAGATCCTCCCAAGTGCTTAAACGGATCATCACAAGCCCTTCCTTGCCCCAATCGTCTGGCATCAATACTGCTCTCGCAGGCTTCCTTCGTGAACCAAAATCAGCCTCATTACTTTTGACTTGTGCCTCTATCCGCAGCCAAGCGTTCACCGCAGGTTGAATCTGTTTGCCTGCTTTCACCTCGTTAGCAAACAGAGCATCATTCCAGCGTTCCTCGTTGCCGTCACCAAACTTATGTGAAGGTGCAACACCAAGCCTTTTGCGTGCCGTGCGCTGCTTCGTTAAGCCTTTGCGCCGTGACCGCTTACCCCGTGCAGCAGGATCGCTACAACCTTTGATTCGGCGTTTCCCATCACGACCAGCGACACCAAGCGTTCCAAACTTCGGACAACCATCAGCGTTGCATTTCTCTTGATTCCCTTGACATTCACCTTTGCGGTCATCCATTAGAAATCCTCCAATGCAAACCAGTCGTTCCAAATCGCTGAGGGATGCAAACCTAAACGAACTGCATACTTGTCAGCGAACCATTGATTGATATGAATATCCTGAGCCTTCCACTTCATTACAGTATGCCAATCAGCACCAACCGCTTCAGCGATTCGTTGTGTACTTGTTTCTGGGCTAAACATTCGCATGATCTCTACTGCAGGAAATTGTTTTGTTTTCAGAACCCTAGCCAAGATGTGCCTCCTCGTAAGCGGTCATTGCATCAGTAACGCTTCCATCAACTAAATGCCCGTACACGATCTGTGCGATATTGCGCCAACGATCACGATTAGTTTTTAATGTTTCATATTCAGCAATCGTGTACATCACCCGACCTTCAGGCACAAGCGTCACATAACCTCCAACCTCTGTTCTTTCCAATTTGATTTCCTCACTCATCATCATCTCCTTCATCACAAATAGTTATGTTCAATATTTTTTTTAATGTGCATTTACAGCGCATCTTTCAATCCTCTCCTAATGTCATCACGCAATACACGCCTATCAGCAGGTGATAAACCACCGAATACACCCCAACGGTCATCATCCTCTGGCAAGTTAATTACTAGTTTCAAACATTGTTTTTTTACTAAGCATTTTTTGCATACTGTTTTCGCTTTGTCCCAACGATCCTCAGCGAGAGTTTGCGAAGCAAAGAAAACCTCTAACGGTTGCCCTACACACAACGCATCCTCTCGCCAATGATCACGCTTCATCCGTATCCTTTAGCAGCCAAGTTTTGTATGCGTAGTGTGCCGTGCGTAGTTCCTCAATAGACAAACGATCTGTACCGTCAGACTGCAGCACGGCGTTAGCCGCAACTGCAAGCCCGACAAGAACATCAATCATTTCCTCTCTGTACTCACGCACTTCATAACTGAACATCAGCGCATCTCCATTAACTGCTTAATCAACCCTGATGCTTCTTTGCTAGTTAAGTCACCTACAGCAGACTTGTTAAACAACTGCTGCATCAAAGGAACACAATCACCGTTCACCTTTTCTTTAGCAAGTTTGCTAATCAAACCCTTTTGCTTATCGCTTGCCTTACCGCCAGATGAGGTAACAGGCTTAGTGATAGGCGTAATGTTTTCAACGATAGTTGCATTGAACTGTGCTGCGATCTCAGCCACATCTAACAATGATGGTTCGTTGTCATCCATAAACTCTTGAACAACTCTTGGTGATGGAACACCCTTCGCAGGATGATTAGCAACATACGGTTTCGCTTGCTCTGCACGCTTCGCTTGTGCCGCAGGCAGGCTAGTGATCGTAGTGTTATCTGACCAGTCTTGCTTTGACCAAAGGCTTAGAGCAATACCGAAACGCATTGCGGCGTTACGCAAGAAGTCACCAACAAGTTCTTTATCAAGATCCTGCTTGTCTGCACGAACCGAACCAACACCAAGCATTGATTTCCCTAGCAAGGTGAGCGTTCCCCACATTGTGGCTGTTCCGTTCTCAACATTGATTGCTGGTCTGCCATTCTCCCAAGCGATTGGCTGCCAACTCCATTCTGGATCAACTTCAATAAGGATTTTGGTTATGTCTGCGTGACTAACATACGCAAGGTTGATTCCGTTTCGTGGAATCGTTCCCACTATTTTCGGATCTGGTGTTGCATATTGATCAAGTACTGCACGAAGCAATACTGTGTTTATTTCTTGACTCATTTCATTTTCTCCCTTTTGTTCGTTTAGTATTTCCACGGTTTATTTTCTTTACAATCTGAACACACAAACCCGTTGTATGAGGTTGCGAAAAGTCGTTCACTATCTGCAGGTCTGCCGCAATATTCACATTCATCTGTTTCCGTTATGGCAGCCATGTTCACTTGGTCTTTCCTTTCGCTATACGCATCACACGGAACGGTGCACCTTGCTTCTCATACTCTTGAACTAACTCTGGATGATCCGCACGCAACTGCTTCGTGTCTAGTGACGCTTTGCCAGCCTGCTGTTTCCAAGTAACCAACTGCACACCATTGACAGTGCCAATCTCATTACTCAATAACATCTGTGCAAGCGCATCCTTCGCTTTAGCCTCTAAGTCTGAAGCCTGCTTTGCCATAGCGCGGGCTTCCTCTAACTGATTCGCCCAATCTACTGCGCTAACAGGCAACTCAATGCTTGTCGGTGTCGGTTTCCAGATGCGTGCGATATCGGCGGCACTAAAGTTGTTGATGTCCTCATCCATAGGATCACCATCAACCCAACCACCAAATACTGCTGTCTCAAGTTGCAGTGCGCTTATCGCTTTAGTGTTCTCTGGCAACTCCACTACAGATATGCGCTGGTCACGATCTAACACTACGAACCACACAGGTACTTTCAGCACAGCCATCTGTGCCCAACCCTGCCAGCACCATTCCTCTGGCAGATCGTCACTGTTGTACACGCTGTATCGGGTAGATGTTTTTGCTTCCACGACAATGCTTGGCTGCTGTTCATTATCTACACCGTCAAGACTGATAGACAAACGCCCATCACGATAAATAACTTCAGGTGTAAATATGTTTGTTCCAAGAATCCGTGACGCTTCCTCAAGCAACGGTTTCTCTAACAGGTTGCCACGCCTGAACACAGCGTTCTCCTCCTGCACTACTGGCTCATTCACTTTGTCAGCAAACAGTTCGCCTCTAGTTTTGTATGGGCTTGCACCCATTAACGCTGGAACATCCGATGCGCCAAAGACACAACGACCTTGCTCATCCTTCCATCGTGCTAGCAGCCAATCCTTGCTTCCGTGTTTCGCTTTTGGTATTACTTGCATTTGCTCCTCCTCTGTTTGTTGTTTGATGTAGTTCTAACTTGGGGGTGTAACAGGGTTACTGTTTTGCCTTATCGGCTTCACGATCCGCTTTTGCATCACGGACTTCCCAAACACCGTTCTTAACTTTCCTGAATGTGTCGGTATGATCCTGAATCCAACGCCGAATAGAAACACCCGTGAGACCAGTGATCTGTTTCATTTGTGCGGTAGTGATCTGTTCAAAAACATTCTCCGCAGCCCAGTCCAGCAGGTAATCGTATTTGTCTCTCACCTTCATAGTCTCTACGGACTTGCCTGCCTTCTCTAACATTTCTTTCAGAATGTTTTTATCCACTTCTTGCACGATCCTTTTAGGGATGTGTGCAACCCACATTGGTCTGCCGTGTGTTGCTATGGCTTCTGCTACTTGCTCTTGTGCATTCATTTGATTCCTTCTATCTGTATGTTGGTTATGTTGTTGTATCCGTATGCCTTGTTGGCATATCGTTTCGCTTTTGCGATTGCTTGTGTCCAGTTGTTCGCTGGATAATAAACCGTGTCACTGTGATGCTGACCGTATTTTGTGTGTACACGAACCTGCAAGGTAAAGGTTTGCATCACTTTGCCTCCTCAATCGTTGGTACTTGGAAGTCAATGAGGGATGCTGCTTGTCGCTCAATGATGTGATCCACCGAATATCCCCAAGTGGAAACTGTGGCGAAAGAGATTTCACACTTCCACCGTTTCTGCCAAGTGTGCCGCAGGCAGTGGTAGAACTCCCGTGAGTGAACATCCCACGAACCGTTGCGATGGATAGGTGGTACTGCGATGTGGCATAGTTCGTGTGCTAAAACTTCCCACACTCTGACGCTACGCAAACGATTTTGTGTACGATCCACATTGATCTGAATCTCGTTGCCGAACCGAACAGCGTGACCACCTTGACTGCCCCAATTCTTGCCTCTAGCAATCTTGATGCGTGGCAAAGGCTTTCCCTTGTGGTAGGGCTGCATGAGTTTCCAAATCTTTTCCGCTTCCTTATCAATAATTGCTCTGCGCTCACGGAGAAGTTTTTGTTGTGCTTTGATCGGCGCAGTCTTTTTTGCGACTGCCGCACGCTTTGCAACACTCTTCTTTTTTCGTGCGACCTTTTTCTTTGTGCGCTTCTTTTTCAACGCTGGTGAAATCCGTTCAACAAGTTTCCCTGTTTCGGAGGAACAAGGCAAACAGTATCTGCGCACATCGTTCATTCGTGGTTTTGTTGGTGCAAGCAAACCGTTGTCGCAGATCTCGCATTTCCATCTGACCTGATTCATCACTTCACCTCCTTGGTGATAATGACGAAACGAAACGCTGGATTTGTTTCTGCCGCTTTTGCGTTCAACTCATCGCACATTACTTTTGCAGCAACATAATCGCTGAACGAAAATACTTTGATTGTTTTCGTACCAGTCTGATTGTGCTTGCGAACCAGATGATGCTTGAACTTTGCTTCGCTCATCACTTTACCTCCGTTGCGTAACGGCAGGCACTTGATTCAACATGATAAGTTCCGCCATCTGCACAAGTGATGTCAATGTACTTCTCACCATGATTGCTTTTGTAAAGTTCACCGATTGAAACAATTTCCACAAAGGAAGTTGATTCATCCATACGGTTCTTGCCTGCTGGATATTTGTGACTATCCCATCCAGAAACAGAGAGCGCAATAAAATCGCCCACCATCAGATTCTTTGCTGACTTGCTTACTACTTTCACAATGTCCTCCTCTTGAACATTCAGGCTTTTGCCCGATAGGTCAAGCATAAGGTGCGGCAATACCTCAATGCCAGCCTTTGAAACCCTTACGGGCTAAGGCTTAAAAAGGGAGTAGCCCCACCCGTACTAGGGGTGAGGCTACTCAACCTGCCCGTAGCGGAGAAGGAGAACACTACGGAGCAGGATCACCCTAGATGTTCGTTTGCATCCAGTCCACTGCCCAACACACGCATTGACTGCACCATTGCAACAGGAACAGAAAGCACACAATCATATTGGTCATAACTATTTAACGACTGAGACAAAACAATATGATCCGCTTTTGTGTCAGGCAACAAAATCCCGCACGACACAACCACACAAGGGTTTGAATCAATTTCATCTTTCTCAATCCAAGTGTTTGTGTCTGCGTGCGCATCATGCCAAACGATCTCTACAAAGGTTGCCATAATTCACCAGCCTTCCTTCTTGCGATCCATGCAAAAGACTGGCGCTTGGATCGTCAGGTTTCGTTCAGGTGTCACAATACCTAATGCTTGCTGTGGAGGCTCATGCCCAAAGCCCATTAACATTGCGTATTCGTCATAACCTTTCAGCGATCCGTTCACAACCATTGACGGTGTGCTGATGTACTGATGCCAGTGACCAAGCCACAAGGTTTGAAAAGATTTACCAGTAACCATGTACCGTGCGTGTTTCCTTGCACGCATCCTCATAATCGGAGGATAGATGCCGCCGATACCTCCACCGCCAGAAACCTGATCGCCGTGCGTGATTAGATGCCCGTAGTCATAAATCTGCACTAACGCATCAGCACTCTCAGGGATAGTGAATGTCACACGCTTGTCTTTGGTAAAACTTCGTTCCACCATCTTTGCTAGTAGCCAGTCAAAATTTGTTTTGACTCTCTGCTTCATTCTTGGTTTGCGTGTAGTTCTGCCATGATTACCTACCACCGAAACAACATGACACTTCTTGAACTCTGTTGCCAATAACTCAACCGCAGCCGAAACCTGTTCCGCCCAAAACAACAACGATCCAATCATGGTGTCCTCATTGGTCAAAGCAAGTTCCTCATGAATATCGCCACTAAAAATGTCTCCACCAAGAATCAAAACCACACCGTCATAATTCACACCCGACAAATAGTGGCGTGCCATCTTGATCACATTCTGTGTCCACTTTTCAAGCCGCATCATGGCAATCTCACGGTTATATGCGTTTAGCCCTTCCATCTCGTCAGGGTTCACAACCTCATCAAAGTGTGTATCCGACAACATCACGACAAGTGTCGCTGCGTGAGCCTTCGGTTTCGCTGGTGCAAGCCATACAGGAGGCTGAACAGTTAAACCATCAACCTCATCTACAACAGACAGCGCACGCTCTAACTCATCCAGTTTTGTTTGCAGACGCACATTCTGGTTCGCATAACTATCACGCTGCTTACGCAATCGCAACAACTCACCATTGTTCTCTGCCTCTAATGCCTCATTGATTTGATCACCCAAACTCATCAGATACCTTCCCTGTTTCTCCAACGCATGATTGCATTCCTAGTAACAGTAATGCCATTCTCTTTTAATACCTGCGCCAGTACGGTCGGCGAAATCGTTGGGTTGCGCAAAGCGCATACCAAGTCCTCCCTGTCCTCACCCTGCATTGATTGAATCGCCAGATCAACTGTTGATTGTTTCCCACCAGAATTAACTGGCGTTGCCTCTATCTGCTTGAGCAGTTTTCCCATAGTCACCTTCTCTGTGATCTTGAATATGTGCTTCCAACTTGTCATCTACTTTATTCAAACCCTTGTAAATCATTCGCAGTTGCATCTGAACTACAGCATGATCCTCACGGTTTTCTTTTCTTGCTTCCTTCGTCTCCTTCTTAAATGATTGCATGAATCCAACAACAATGCCACCAAGCGTTGTAATACAAGCAACAACTATGGAAGCAGTACCCACATCCACTTATGCACCTATAACCACTTGCGCAGGCTTATTCGCCAGAAAAACAGCCTTAATCTGCTCAGACGATTTCTTGCCATCAACCTCAACATGAAACCAATCCCCGTTCGGTGCACCATGAACTGTCTCCTTTGTGTACTTCTGCCATGCCATATCCCTGTCGCACTTCGCTGCTCTGCCGTGTGGTGCAGGGAAGTAGTCAATGATCATTTCAATCCCCAACTCATCGGCGTGCTTCACGAGATAATCCATCGCAGCCATTGCATACTTGCGCCCACCCTTAGCAACACCCTGTTTTCCGTTGTTCATGTTGCGCCATGAAATGTCGCACGCTCTCCCCGTTGCGTGAACCGAAAGTGATTCCTTGCCACGCATAGAACGAACACCCCAACTGCCATTATTCCAGAGCGCAGGACTGTAAGCCTTAAACAACTCCTTCATCAACGCTGTTAGTTGTGGATGCTCACCAGCAGCAGCACCATCTTTGTTTCCCGTGTATGGGCGTTTCATTTCGCTGCCTTCTTAGCAGCAATCTTTTTTGGTGTAGCACCAAACGCTGCATCAATTTCATCAGCAGTAAGTTTTCCATCCACGCTTGCACGAGCCAACGATTCAACAACCTTGAACACGGACACCGCACCAGCCAACGCTGCTGCTTTCCAAATCTCTAACTCTGGTGCGATAACAGATGCACCTGTGATTACACCCAACGCATTAGTGAGAAATAACGCAATAATTCTGCCTGCGACATCTTGAGCCTTTTTCATTCTGGATCACCTTTCCTTAACATCGTTGCCACAAAATGTATCAGCACCGTCAAACAAGTAATCCATAAAGCCTGATTCAATGTACTGCCAGACAAGGTGAGCAGCACTAAACCTGTGCCAGCCCAAACCCAAGCGTTCTCAATCAGATATTCATGTATTCGTTTCATGTGCGCCTCACAGGTGCAGGGGATGGTAGAGCAACAAGAATTGTAGTGCCTGCGATAATCGTGCGCCTAACAGCAACAGTTACAGCAGAATCAACAGGCACATATTGATCAAATCCATCATTGCCAAATATGTTGATCGCATCTTCAAACGCTTCTTTTACCTCAGCAGGAACATCAGGATCGTTCAAAGCGTCAGCGATAACAGCAGCCATAGCCTCAGACAGTTGTGTTTCCTCTACCTGCTGGAATAGTTGTTGTGCCTGCTCTGGGGTTACTGCTGCGAGGATTTCTGGTGATGCCACCAACTGTTCAGCCTGCTCTGTGCTCAGATCGCTGTTCAGAATTGTGGTCACAATCTCTGAGATCTGTTCTGGTGTCGCATCAGACAGGGCTGTTAGCACCTGCTCAAACTGTTCATCAGATAACGGCTCATCAGAAGCCAACAGAGATGTGGAGGGTATTTCTACGCTAGTTGAGGTATCTGGAGGCTCAGGGAGGCTTGTAGAGGGTTCTAACGGGATTGTGGGCGCAGTAGTAGCAGGGGGCAGAGGGTCGCTAGTCTGTGGGGATGTGGTCAGCGTTGTTTCTGGTATCGGTTCTTGCGTGGTTGTTGTGGATGGTTCTGAAATGGTTACCACGACTTCTACAGCAGGCTGAGGACTGGTTGGAATAGTTGAGGGTTGCACTAGGGATGTTGATGTTGTTTGTGGTGCTGCCGTTGTGGTGGGCTGGTAAATAGATGTTGTGGTGGTGCTTGCTGGCATCTCCGTTGT